GACTGCTGGTGAGGGCCATACCGGGGTCAAATCTTCTGTAGACTGCTTGAGTTTCGGAGAGGATCTTCTCCAGATCATAACTAACAGAAGCTGATGGCCTAAAGACTAGATCAACCCAAGCCTCTCCGTCATAGTAAGGAGGGGTGAAGGCAGGGTTGTGGCCGGTAACACTGTCATACACTGAGCCTGAAGAGTAGGCGCCCACCGAGGCGGTACCCACCCCTGCGATAGGGGCTCCAAACGCAGTGGGGCGGCTGTACATTGTGAAAGTTTCTGACATCCTGCTGATGCTGCTTCCTCTCATCGGGTCCTGTGGGAGGGGATAGTAAGCTGAGCCTGTTGTCCAGGTATCTGTTGACAAGAAGTAAGGGCGACCACCATACGGAGCATAGGCAGTCAGTCCGGCCGGCAAGCCTTGAGTAAATGTTGGCATTTCATTTGAATAATCACGAGAGCCCGTCAAAGAACGGAAGATCTTTATTCTCGCCATGTAAACTTCGCCTGCTGCAAACTTTAGATCGTCCGTGACGACATCTGACTCCAACCTTGTTAAATTAGAATCCTTCAGGAAGAAGTCTGGAACGGCGCCGAAGAAGTTCTTACTCATTCTGGAGTATAGATCTGCCGCGGGGGTACCCATCATAGTCATAGTAATGCTTCGGTCTTCATCACCGAAATCGTGGAAAGAGCAACTTGGGTGGGATTCCCAATCAGTAATATCAACACCGACCATGTATTTATCCGGGTACATGATTGTCTCGAATGGAAGGCGAGCATCCCAAGTGCTAGAAGTCAAATCCTGTTCGATGGGTCGACCCTCAAGGCCAAGCTTAGAGACCATGAGCCAGTTATTCTGTGCTTTTCGACCTGCGGAGGAGGACATTAGCGCCGGGAAGACTCTTTGAGTATTCGAGATAACCGGATAATCCACAGCGATTCCGCTCTTGATGGTGTTATAAAGGATTCCAGGAGAAGATATCGCAGAAGCAATAATACGATTGACGCCATATGATGTGCTGGTGGGGTCTTGAATATCTCTTGGAGTATTACCAGCCAATACCGTCTTCATCATCGGCCTGTAGGAATCGACAAACTGCTCGACTAGTTGGATACTACGCTGGGCAGGGTAGAAGCCCTTGTAGGGGTTGAGGCGAATAGCCGCAGAGCACACTAGACGTATCTCAGATGCATCCAGTGAAGTGTCACTTTGGATCTGCTTAAAGCTCTGTAAGAACTCTGAGTTTGAGTAATCTCTGTAGAAGGACGACGAATCGCTGCGGATTGCAGTTCCGACGATTTCAAAGTCGTTGGTCTTGCCTGAGTTATATATACCGCCGCGCACATAGTCTCTAAGGTTCTCGCTGATTCTGAATTCGGGAACGATAGAGTAGCCGCGAGCCTTAAGTTGCAGATCTTCCTTGTAATCACTGTATTGATCGAACCACGGCTCGCTTGGGTGAGACACGAAGCTAGCTGTGCCGTTCTGGTTATTGATGATTCCGGCGCCGGTGCCAGCTTCCCATTCAGCTTCTCCGCCGAATACTTCTATCTGTCTTGCCCCTTCAAGGAAGTTGTTCCATGTAACCGAACTGCCTGTTTCCGGGATCGCAAAGGCGGTCGGATTAATGACAGAGCGGGGACTTCCGATTGTCTGTTTACGACTGTAGAGAGCGCCGACAGCATGCTTGTTCGCGCGTTCGGGCTCGGTACCAGGATATTGTGAACCGGTGTAGTAAGTGGTGTATGTGTTTTGTAGCTCGCCGGCGTTGCCGCTAAGGAAGTAACTCCTTCTTATGGGACCGTCGAGTGAAGAAGACACAGTGTTTGGGGGTGCTGACCGGGTCAGGAATCCAAATGGTGCGTCAAGAACGAACACGCTCTGTGAGATCGCATAGCCCGTCATCCGGGCGCCCCAGGAGTTGGCGCCGGTAGTATTTCGATCTGTTCGCGCTGCCCTCCAGAAATTGTTGGTATATCCTGTGCGCTCGCTAGTTCGCGTCAAGAACTCGTTACGCTGTGATGGGAAAACGTTTTCTGCGTAAAGAACCCAATTCAAACGGTAGCGGGTACCCTTGGTAATATCAACCAACTGCTGATATGGTGTAGTGAAGCTATCTAGGTGAATATCGAACCGATCGTTAAGCTCGTTAGTGTTGAAGTATATCCTCTCATTGTCAAACTCGGCCTGGAGCGTGTAATTCTGCACGTTTTCTGCGGAGCCTGTCGTGTCAATGTTTAGGTAGATTGGGCGCCCTCGCAAGCTAACGGGGGGCATATCATATCTGGTAGTGCCCTGGCCATTGGTATCCCGCAACGATAGGATGTTGTCGGAGCGCTCTGCTCTCAAAATGGGGTTGTCCGCATTGCGCACCTGTTGCCAAGTGGGAAACCCATAAGGTCCATTACGACTAAGCAAAAGGTTGTTTAGCATTGCCGCGTTTGTTGCTGTACGAGTCCCAACAAGAGTGGGTGAAAAATCACTATTTACATAACCAAGGCCGGCCCCAGTGGAATCCAGGCCAACTACGTTATCCGATTTTGTTATATAATGAACGATATTGGTGTTTAAGCCGATAAAATCTACTGGCACAAAGGAGGCCGGGAGATGAGGAGAGCTAAGGGCGGCGGCTTGTGCTAGTCCAAATATTCTGTTGCCCGATGCATTGAGGAAAGAACCAAAATCACTAGCTGTGACCCAGTTATAGGCTTCTCGCATGCCAAGAGAATCACTCAAGAAGAAATCTGTCGGAGCAAAACCGTAAATGTTATTGCCGGCAACTACATTTCCATTAATCCAGGCATACTGCTGTGTAGACCGGGGGATCTGGTGAGAAACAAAAGCGTTATCGTAGAGCGAGCTAGAAGAGTAAGTCTCATCGGCATTTATCGCAAGTCTTGTTATGTTGTTGCGGTGATTCTTCTGGAAAGATGGCAACTGTTCATAACTGGCGCCGGGATTAGTCTGGAAGAGTGAATCTCGGAAGAACCGCTCGGCGTGACGAGAACGTAGCGGCTGCAAACCATAATCTTTACCATGTATGTCGTAGACGCGCTTCTGGACAGGCTCAGAACCAAACACCTGCGACTGAGACACATTAGAAGGCTGAGACAGACCCTTGACCGATAGGTTTCTGTAGTTGAGGGCGTTGTAGACTGAGTATTCGCCGGCACGGAAATCCTGATAGCCGGGGGTGAGAGTGTCCATTCCTCCGGGTGCGGAGAATATACCTCTTATTACTGTCTGATTGTTGGTTCCGGTAAGATATCCAATAGAGTAATCGTCTACAAACTGAAAGTGCGCGTTAGTGGCCCTAGGAAGGCTCAGGAGCGTCCTTACGGAGGTTGCCCCCGTCGTGGGTCCTTGGACCACCTGCGAAGGCAGTGTGGGCTGATTGTCGATGAAATGGCGAGGGTTGGCGTAGGCGCCGTTCGTCATCACCACATCGTAGTTCTGGCGATAGTTGCCAAGGATAGTTGAGCCAGTGCGAAGCTGTATGTTTTTGATGTTCACCGGGCTCTTTGCAACAAAGTCGCGGTAGAGATATGCTTTTAGGGTACCAGTAAGAGGATAAGGCTCTACTCCTAGGTCGTTGGCTTCAGGATAAGGATAATCTGGACCGGTCATGCCGATGGCGCCAGTAATGTTGAACTGCTGTCCTAAAAGAAGCAGCCATCCTTCGGGCCGTGTAAGATAGGTATCAAGAGTGGGGCCGCTATTAAGAGAGATGTGGCGGGACTGGTGGCCACCAACAGCGTACTCAGTGAATGGACCCTGCATCGGATGTTCCATATCGGGGCCATAAACATCGTTGTGCAGGTTTACGATGTTTACATGTACATTTGTGCCGTTGATGCTGTTGTTAATGAGCGCATTGTATCCGGCGCCGACTGATGCGCTAACAATGTTGAAAGGAAACGCCATTGTAGATTTGACGTTGGAGTATCCAATACCCTGCTCATAATCGCGACCATGCTGAACTCTAACAGTTCTCATAACTTTCGCTGAAGGATCTGATGAGGGATCATTATTGATCGGAATCTGATCGAACTCATCTACGAACGAGACAAGTACGTTCTCTGGGACGTATGCGCCAAGATCTTGGTTAACCGGCCCAAAGGGGCGGAGCGCATTGTAAGTATAATCAATCTTTTTTGTGGGGGGAAAGTTTACGCCACCCTTGACTAGTGCGCTTGGAGCAACTGGATCCTTTATAACAACACTGTATTGTTTTCCGAAAGCAGCCTTCTGGAATGTGTTATATCCAACCTGCTGGCTATCGGATGTAATAATAGTCGCGCTACTGCTGAGCGTTGGCACAGAGTTGATGACCTTTCTAAATGTCTCTCTCTGCGCATCGATTACTGCATCGCCGGAACTAATTTCGGTATCGGTTCGGTTGGCGCGTTGCTTCCAGTAGGGAATGCGAATGGTTGTGTTTCGTGGCGATGAAGGAAGCGGAGAGCCACCAAGGTGACCAGGATAGCTTCTTCCACTTGCGCCCTCAGCCTGACCTGATGGGTCTTCGGCACGGGCCTCCAAAGTAGGGAACTTGGTTTCATACTTTGGGCGCTCCAAAACGTGGCTTTCAATAACGTTGAACAAATCGGGAGAAAAGTCAGCCGATGCAGGTATCATCTGTGCTAGAATGTGACTTAGTCCTGAATCAAACCACTTGTAGTAGTCCATGAACTTTTCGACGGTCGCGACATCCGACACTCTTCGGAAGAACATCTCGCGGAGTTTCTCTATGTTCTTGTAGCGAGAGCGATAACGGTTAACTGGTTCGCCTACTAAGTTATTGAAGTCGCCAACGCCAGCCAAGAAGTTCATCATCTCTTCGGAAAGAGCCTGATATAAACTCTTCTCTAAAGTAAAGACGTAGTCCGGTACAGTTTCCAGGACCTCAAAGAGCGTATCGTCTTCACTTAAGATCTGGATCATGTCGGATCCGACAGCTTCTTCAGGCGTCAATGCTCTAAATGTGTTTGTCAGGCGCGTGGTGACGACGTCGGAGGAGGAAGCTCCGAAACCGTAGCCATAACCAGAGTGCTGGTATCCGATAGTATCTCCGATCCAACCGTAGTTGTCTCTGAGTAATGCAGAGCCTGAGCTATAATCTTGTACATAAAAGTTACCAGATGCATCAGAACCGGTAACTGAGTCGAAATTCCATTCGAGCGCCAATGTATTGGCATTCCAAATATCAAAATAGTTGTTGTTGTTGTCTAAGCCTGAAATGCTTTGATAGGAAGCAGATATACCAGAGTTGTCGAAATCATAAACGTGTTGATCCAATGACTGGTTATCTATGTGTTTTGCCCAGGCCTTGATGTTTGAAATAATGACATCTGACTTCTGCAAGAGGGCGCCAGTCAAGTTCCACCGGCGGGCACCACAGTATACGCGTTTAGGCGTGGTCAAGAAAGCGCTTCCTGATGCTGCGATTATGGAGCTTGAGACTTCGAAACTATTCTGAACAACTCCGAGATAAGAGTTAACGCCTCTAAAAATAACGTCATACGTGTCCGACATAGAGCCGGACACCAAATATGAGTACGGGTAGCCTGACGGCCGAACACGGACTGAAATGTTCCACGCGCTATCGTCATATACATTTGAGAATATGCTACTGGTTAGAATCGGAAACGGGACCGGATATATGGAAGAGCTTAGCTTGAAAGATACATTGTGTGAATAGGGTTCATCGCGAACCGCATATACTCCAAAGTTAGCAGAGTCGCTAGCCAAGAAGGTTGTGTCGGTTCCATTAGATGATGTCGCCTGCTGAGCCACAGCCACTGTTCCGAATAGAGAAACTTCGGTGAAATCTCTTTCTATCGAATCATTGATTTTGTTGAATTTCGGAAACAGGATATCGGCTTCAGTGGTAAACCCATAAGGGCGCTCCGCAGTTCCGCGCGATGCAGAAAGATAACCCGTAGACTCTGCGTTTGAAGAACTGACACGCTGGTAAACTACGGCGCCGATGTTCTGTGACTTATTAAGGTTTAGACTTGCGTCTTCAACGATTATCTGCTTTAGATTGTTCTTTATCTCGTATGTTGTACCCTTGGTATATGTCTTGAAGCGGATCAGAGAGTCGTCTAAGTTAAAGCACCTTAAAACATTTCTAATCGCCTTTTCTGTTCCCTTGGCCTTAAAGATGTGTGCCAAGTTATTGTACAGGTTCTGGTAAATAAGATCTTGTGTCTGTTTTAGTTCGCCCTCGAAGAAGCTGTCTTCGTCGCGGTTACGTAAATTCTCTAGAATGGTGGCATCGACAAAGATATCAGGAGTTTGCAGACCCAAGCTCTGTGGGAGGTGCTGCGCGAACGGTAGCGGTTCGGCCGAAGCTGTAGTGTAGTTGGCGTGATTTAGCTTCGGTATCTGCTGAGTTAGAACATATAGCTTGTCGAAGTAAGCGCCGCAAATATGTGAAATGTATTTAAGATTGTCATTTCCGCTATCAGCATGTTCAGAAAGCACCCATTCCGGGGCGTAGTTAATGAACATTGAGTTGTTGTTAAGATCGTGGTTGGAGCCGCTTGCCAGTAAGTTTGTCCGCAAAGATACGTAGCTTGGGTTGTTTGTTCTTACGACTGGATCCTTGTATTCCTTAGATGCAGCCCCTGCTAGCACCATGGCCGAATCTATAGAACGCCCATTTGATGAGTAATTGGTCCACACGCCATTGCTAACGCGGCCGCCATAGTCCAAGACCACAGAGTCGGTTGCTGTTTCGCCAGTAATACCAGCATTGAACTTGTAATATACGCCTAGGGTAGCGTTGACAACGTCGCTGTTTGTTCCGCCGCCAACCTGATCAAGCCAGTTCTCTCCAATCTGCTTGGCGTTGCGGGCAGCCTTCCAGAATCGGAATTCGTCCATTGAACCGGATAGCTTTCCGGCGCCGGACGCGGCGGCGGAGCCGCTGGGGCTCGTGATTAGTGAACCTAGACGAGCCATCATGTTCTTGGAGTTTAGCTCGGAGACCGTTCCGACTGTCGCAACAACATCATTAAAGATTCCATTGACGTAAAGCCTTGTGCGGAAGAGGCTCCCTGTGTTCTCAAACACCAGGGCATAGTGCTGCCAATCCCCAAATGAATCGGTGGCGGAGGTGCCGGCGCCAATTGTGGAGGTCTTAGTAGCTGAGCCGGATTGAACCGTGAATGTTATTGGGCTGGACGCTGCCGAATTTAGCTCGATCCTAATTCTTCCGTAATCAGAACTCATCGAAGAGGTGGCTACATTGTTCCACATGTCAAAGATGACTTGCTTTTGGGTGGTGATGAGTGGAGTGAGAGAACCCGTCTTAAGCCAGAATTCTACCGTTACGCCGTCGTCAAAATCAGATCTTAGGTTAGATAGCTGAGTGCCCTTTCCATAATCGGATGGGTAGCCGGCCTTCTGGTACATGCTGCCGGAATCGGCATAGATGTTACCGTAGTTAAAGGCGTCGGAGAAGGCATTAGGTGACTGATCCGCCAAGGATGAGCCGGCGGAGCCTGTGTTTGGACCACCCTTTAGGGTAATGTATTCTTGCGTGGTCGGCAATCCATAGCCATCAACCAAGCCGCCAACACGACTAGTCCACCCATCGCTAGCGAGAGAGATATAGCCGTTTCTTCGCGGATAAAGATTATCGAATATGTATTTGTCTACTTCCAGCAGACTGTTGTAAAACGCATTCTTTTCAGCACGAGTACCATCATAGGGGTAATAGCCAGAAATCTTGTCAAAAGACCCAGAGTAATATAGCTCAGCAGAGCCAAAAAATGCAAAACGAGAGGGCTTACTGTAATCAATCTGCGGAACAAACGTGTTCTGCTTTACCACTAACTGAGTGGCATTTTCCTTAGATTCGACAGTTTCAAAAGCTTCTTGCTCAGTTTGGTAATCTTGGTATTTTGCTTTCGAATCAAATAAGTTTTTGATATCGCTCATTTATTACAACCCTTGCTCTACCTTAAATTTGAAGGTCTCTGACTGTTCTTGCCATGATTTTGATATTTCATCATAGAATGCAAACCTAAATCCGTACATGTATCCAGGCTCAAGTAACTTCATATCGAAATCAAAGTAGTTGCCGGATACGTCGTAGGAAAGACCAGTATGGAAATCTGATCCTGTTCCGTAATCTACTGCGTTATAGCCATCAAAAATCCTGTATACTCTAAACGAAGCGCTCTGAATAGGCATTGCCTCGGGAGCTTCTTTCGCTACTGTATAAATAGTGGGATTCCAATTCTTATTTCGCACATATAGATTTAAGCGCACAGTTTCTTGAGAAAGGTATTTGTCTTTAAGATTTGTCAGGTTGATAACATACTGAGGCTGCTCCAAGGTCATTCCTGCGGAAAAAAGCCGGGGACTGATAGAGCCCGTGAAATATTCATCAGTAGGACTGCCGCCGGCGCCGGTATGCCACACATCATATAGAGGCGACGTGCTCGCAGAAACAAGACCGATTGAACAGGAGTAGATACCCGTGGACACATAACCGCCTGTCATTGCAGTCTTGCCATCATAGAGGGTAAGCGCTGAGCCCGATGGACCTGTGTTATAAGGGCTGGAGCCAGAATATAAACTTACTAACAGCACACCCGTTCCAATGTTGGGTATGTTAGCGAGTTGGCCGCGGATAACGTTATAAAAATAAAGAGTATTAAGGTTATCTACCGCAGGAGCACGGGAAGAACTAAAGTAAAAATGCGATCGATCATCACGCCTAACGTCGCTCCACCGAGCCTCAATCGTAGGTCGCTTAAAGAAATATTGAGTTTTGCGGGCAAAGAATCTCTTCGTATAGTTAGAAACCGTAGCGCCGAGGGGGTTATTCTGCACGCTTTGGTCGTTAGAGGCCAGCACTGTTATGCTAGACCCGGACGCTTCCTGGCTGGATGTTAGCTTGACTCCCAAGCCATAGTTCGGAATAGTGTCTGCCAACCAGCACTCAACAAGCGGGGTGATGTTGATTTCTAAGTTTTCTAGACCAGACTGAAATCTTTGTTCATATCGATAATCTGCGGAGCTTGAAAGCCAATCGCCACCACCAGACACAGAGTTCCATGAGGCAGTTGAACTGGCGCTCATCCAGTTAGAACCAATGTTTCCTTTTGTAAGATCTTTGTATCCCTCAAGATCCAGTCCGATTCCTTCTTGCCAGTCTGAATTCATCGGGTTAACAACCAGTGTGAAATCTGTCGGCACTGTCTTTGAGCTAGGTGCGTTATACAACTTAAGATAAAAATTCACACTACCACTAGCAGGAATCGCGGAAGTTGAGCGATTGTTAGAAATCTCGTTAATAGGGAACTTAATCAAAGTTCGCGATAGTTCCTGCGAGGAAGTGGTCTGCCTTCCGTAGATAGAGAAAACCTCTAGGATATCCGCCTCGCCGGCATTGGAGCCGGTGCCGCGAACTCGCAAGTTGGGCTGAAAGGCGTTTACAATAGTGTTGTCTGCCGACGCAGTGTATCTTAGCAAAGGCATTATCTAATCTTTCCTTTTATATCTGTAATCGGGAACTTAATCTCGAAGACGCCATTCATTGGTGCCATGAGATAACTGCCATCGGGTGACAAGTTCTTGTTAATGTTGTAGGCTACCGATGAATAGCGAGCACCAGTCTTGTTGTTTATTTTGACTTTTACCACATCAAGAACCCCCATCGTTTCCTTAAGGGTACTGTAGACGTCGCTGATGTATAACTTCTCGCCAATAAAGAATCCCTCAGCAAAGCGCTGCCTGATTTTTGTCATGGCTGCATTGAGCGCTGTGTTTTTATCAACGCCGGGGGATGCCGAGATTACAAAGTCTACTCCGAGATTAATAATGTAAGGATCAAGAATGTCGACGGTATCGTTAATCATGCGATGAGTAGACAGCCAAGTTTTAAGATTGTTTTTGATTGTCTGGTTGGTTCTCGTTAGTTTTCCAAACTGATCTTCAGAGACAACATATAGATTTAGATTTCTTTTTAATGAGTCTTGATCTTTCTGTGTTGAAACCCTCTTTATAGAACCCAGACGCGGGGGCATTCTAAGAGCCAAATTCTCATAGTCCGCTTGAGTAACGGCGCGGTTCTGTGTTGGAAAAGTGTCTAGAATCTGCTGCTTTAACTGGCCCACTGAAATGGATGAGACGTCTCCAACTATTGGGGTCTCGTTTGAGGCCTCTAGAGAGTTTTGAACCCCTGTGATGAGTGCCGTGCTTAGTGAGTTTCTGTCCTTAAACTGCAATGTTGAAGAGCCCACCCCATTAATCGCTCCAACACCCAGGTTGCCGTTTAGCGGCTGGATGATTCGGTAAGAAATCAACAGCGTGGTATTTGCCGGGACTATTCCGAAACTATGGTTTTTGGTCAGCCTAGTGGGATCGAATGTGGTGTCAGTAATGTATGACTTCCCAAATGTGTTGACTGCTACGCTCTGTGGGCTTGCTACAACGTTTGTGGCGCCAGGATCCCCACTTCCAAACTGTAGGAAGGTGCCTCTAGGTCCAGTATCCATGATAAACTTTCTTGATACAAGAAGAGGCTTGATAATTGACGGTACATTGTCCGCCTGGAAGTTATCGTTTTTCAGTTCTTTATAAACCATATCTTGCGCCAAGTAATCTACTTCGAAGAACTCGTTACCTTCTGCATCAAAAACGCTTATGACTTCTGCGATTTCTTCGTTGGCTATTTTGACTTTTAAGAATCTTTGGTAGGCTCCGACGGTGACGCGTCGGAAAGCTAGCTGGCCAGACACTACGTTTCCATAAGCTTTAATGGCGTAGTGTGTGGGGGCGCCTGTGGAGGCGTTCACGCGGGCAACTACAACGTCATTCTTGGGCTCTGAGAAACTAACATCGTCCGTAAGGATAAATCCAATGCCTGCGGTTGATGAAAGACGGGCGCCTTTTGGAAGGATCGGAATATAAGCAGTATCAGGGCCCAAGCCGCCGACTTCGGCCGGCACCATAACGAAGAGCGCCACTGTTCCATAAGTAGAGGAACGGCCGCGGTTCTTATAGCCTAAAGCAGCGCCGTGGCGTAAGATATTGTTTCTATCAAATGAAGTATCTAGAAAAGCCTCATTGACATTGTAATCCAGGTAAAGAGATAGCTGGTCGCCAACGTAAGCAACCGCATCGACCATCATAGCACCAAACGAACCTTCACTAAAATCTTGAAACTGTGTTGGGTAAAATCGTTCCGCCAATTCTATAAGATCGTTGCGGATACCGCTGAATTCACGGTTAAGATAATTGATAGGAGTGTTTTTCTTGGTGTTATCTGGCATTATTATTTTCCTTCACCTATTAAATAGTAATTTCTAACATATCCCTGGTGTTCAAATTCGGAATATTATAAACTAGTTGCACTGATAGCGAGTTTGGGGCGTCCGAAGGCACTGCGATTGTCATATCGATAATCCTTACAATTGGCAAATATCTAGCAACCTGTTCCTCTATTCTACTTTGAATGTCGCTTTGAATTCCAGTTGCGGCAAATTCGAACAGATATTTAGATAACCCCACTCCATAATCAGGAATCATGACTCTCTCACCGGGAATAGTAAGAATAAGCATTTTAAGATTTTGCTTTACCATTCGTCTAATGGTCTTTATTGTAGTAAAACCGTTTCCAGAATCCTGTGTTATTGGAAGACTCACTCCGATAGAAGACATACTGTTACCTTTTCCTGTAATTATTCGCTATTTCAGTTCTTATCACACAAATTTCCATTTGCATCAAAGGGATTAGCGCGGATCTTGTTTCGCTTCCACCATGGAAGTAATTTAATCGCTGGACTGGGGAACATACTACCTTTCAAATTCTTAAGGAAGATTTTACCAAAATCAAGCTTAAAGTGAAACGGGCTGAAGTCCTTAGAGTAATAATAAGAACGGAACATCTGTTTAAGTCTTGCTTTTGAGTTTTTAAGCAGTACGCGGTCCCATTCATCCCAGGTCACAACAAAAAGTCCAAAGATCCACTGTGGGCTTCCAGGGACGCCTGCTAGGAATCCGGGCTGCCGATCTTCATAGTTTGCCCAACCCTCTCTAGAATTGTCGTAGTTAGGCGTGTAATCCCCTTCTTGAGCGTCCGGGAAAGTCGCAATCATGCCAGGAATGTTGTCAATAGTGCGCGGTTTGAGAGGGTTGGGCAGCCAGCCGGGTTTTCCTAGCCCCTCCTCCACAGTAACCTGAGCGATTGACGGCAAGAATCCCAGATCATTGTAGATTGCCATGGTAGAGAGTGCCTTTGGCATTGGGAAGATATACTGTGTAAGCATTCTAAACATAGAATCATCTACCAAATGACGAATAAGACAGAATAGAAGCTCGCTGTTGCCTTCGAGAGGCTGAACATCTGTAACCTTAAGATCGAGTGCGTCAATTTCAACGCTAGTTATTTCATATTTTTGTCCGTTTATTCCGATAGAGAACAACAGTCCATGTCGAACACCTAGTTCACCGGTGATTCCAATCTCTTTCTCTTCACCAGTCACTTCATCAGTCTCAGTAAGCAGTAGCATAGTACCAGGGTAGTGGTCGGAGATGTTGCCGGATGATTTACCTCTTATTGTGTTTATGGCGGCAGTTGGATTTTTCTTGTTGCCGTTAATAGAGATGTATTTTTCAACAATAAACGGTGTCTCTGTACTAGTAAGAATATAGTTGACGCCTGAATCGTATTCCTGTATGTCTCCGATTGGAACAACAATCTTGTTAGACCATGGTCTTAAGACCGCTTGATCTTCGCCATCTTTCTGATATTCGCCAGCAACATAAACGGGGGTTCCGTCATCGTCTTGCTGAACATGATAGTACCCTGTATACATCTCAGCAGTCATTGAATCGCTAAATTCGTTTCCTGCTGTATAATACCCTTCACCGCTCTTGGGAAGTTCTGTAAGTTCTTTTTCAATGGTCTTGTGTAGATCGAGATCAATGCCCCCTTGAGACTTGTTTGTTAAAACGTAGTATCCCAGTCTTTCATACTTCGGTTGGCGGTCCAGAGTCTTCAGGTTGTCCGTGAAGGTGGCGCCCATTTCTTCAAGTTCCATCATAACGAACTCTTTGAGAATCAACTTGGCGTCTTCCTCTGTGGCCTGCACAGTTTCAAAGTTCTTTTCTTCACGGTAGCTGTCGAGTGTTTGCCACCACTTAGTGCTGCCGGATTCTTTCGCATCTTGTAAATCTGCTCTGGAAGGATACTGATACTGCTCCTGCATGTCGTTTAATCTGGTTAGAGCGGCACGTATTTCTGGTTTCGGAGACACAATACGCTCCTCATCAATATATCTTGAGTAGGTCTGGACGGCCATTTCCAGGAACCCGTACCAGAATTCTTCGTCCTTAAATGGGTTAAAGAACTCAAAGAATCCATTTTGAGCGTCCTTGAACGACTTCTCCATGTCTTCTACTATAAACTGAGCGTAAAGGCTACCGAATGTTTCTCGGTGGTGTGTTGGGTTAAATACAGAAAACAATGCCGATGCTTTTAAGAAATGAGTGGTGACATAAATCCTGCATGCGGCGCGAATAACGCCCTCGATTCCCGCGACCGAGGGGCGCTCAAGGATCCTATTGTAAGGCACCTGGAGCGTGCATTCGTTTTCGTTGGCGAGACGGGGGTCTTCTGCAACCTTGTTATAGTTGTCATTGACCTCTTCCTGTATTCCATCAAAATCTACCATCTCCTTCTTGGACGGCTTGCAGGGACTGGTTTCGGGAAAAAGGACTTCAGCCATCCCCATCCAGCCTTCGTTCTTCTGGGGCTTGATATAAATCGGAGGCGAAGTATACGTGCCTCCGTATGTGCTTGGATTGAGATAATATGCTCTAATCTTCTTAGGAGCGTTTTTGTTCTCGTATTGATCTCGGCTTAATCCCATGATTGCGTCTGAATTGCGCAAGCTACGCAAGCCATCAGGATTAAAGTTTTTAGTTGCAGTGGTATCTACTTTTTTAATGGAACCATATAGAGTACCGCCAGGAACCAAATCATAGTATACTCCATCAACATAGGCGTCTGTTACCTGATTATCATCGACAACATATTCTATATCTTTCTGGGATAGGTCATCAAACTTGGCGCCATAAGCCCAAGCTGCTTTGTTGCCTGCAATCTCGGCTTTAATGTCGTTTGTAAACTGTGACATATAGTCTTGGATGAAGGCTCTTAACCGGCCTTTTGTGGGAGCCTCAGAAGATGGAACCTTGTCTAATAGTTCATTTAGGAGGACCACAGGGGGAGTGTGGTCTTGGTGGGTTTCGAAGCAAGACGTAAAGTTAGGGAACTCAGACAATCGAGTGCCGTCGTCCTCGTAGAAATAACCCAGCGTATCATCTACCGCCAGGAATTCAAACAACATGTCTTGAATTAAAGTTTCGGAGCCGGCTTCGCGGTTCTCCATGGCCATGGCTGCCTCATTTAGCATTTCATAAATAAGGACTCGATTTGCATCCAGTGGAGCAGTAGGTAGCCCCTTGTTGGTGTAGGTCCCATCGGCTTTCTGTACTATATCGGATAGATAAAGTCCAATATCGTAGCCAACTCCAAATTGGGCTTCCTTGCGGCCATCGAAATTGTCACGGAATTCCAAATGAAGATCTGGCGTACTCTTTCTGGGAAGGCGCTCAAGTCGTATAAAGCCTGCGGAAGAAGCACCATTCTCAGTGCTGGCATTCGTGGTCGGGTCCCACTGTGTTGTTAGGTTAATATTGTAGCCATAATCTGGTACGCCCAAAACATTGACGCTACCATTCCAAGTTGTTACCCCAAGAGCCTCAAAACTCTGATCGAATATTTCACTGCCACTGAAATCGTTATTGAGGTTATAGCTAATCGGAAGCACATCTATTTGATCTCTGAGCCATTCTGCCACTGACTTGGGAAAGTTACTATATTGACCGGGGGTCGCCACTGGATCGCTGAAAACCCATAGAAAATTCTCCTCTGTGACATAATCGTCTGGGAGGGAGAGGTCGCTAACAAAGTCCACCTTGCTTCTTGAAAAGGATACTTCGCGATGGTGGGTGCTCAAAGCTTTACCCATCGTGTCTGACAAGGTCATGTTTAGAAAGCCCCAGTCGCTCCAAAAGGGCCCATTACCGATCATGTCCTTTGTAAAGTCAATCTTAAGCTGCTCTAAAGAGCCTCCGAGCGCAGTCGCCGTGGCTGCCGTTTGGGCGGGGTTTTCGAAGGGGAACAGCCCGTTCTCACACCCAGGGTCCGAAAGCATGGGAGGAAGGTCTACAGGCAGCCCATTGAGGGCGTTAGCCAAGTCTGCCAAGTCGGCAAGGCGCTCGTCCTTATCTGCCTGACACATTTCCTGCGATTGTGCTGGGGTTGAGCGACCTGTTAAGAGCGCGGCTCTCAAGTTACAGTAGTCTTCAAGGTCTTCAGGCGTGGCACAAAGAGAAGGGTTGGCCGGCAAGATGTCTTGCTCTGGAAGTGAGTTAACAAAGTCTTTCATTGCAGCACGAACATCAATGGGCATTATGTTACCGATATTCTTAAAGAATCCTGCTATGGCGCCGCGATTTGATAGCCCCTGACGGAACTGCGGGTATTCATATTCGATCAAGTTGTCTATGATCTCAGCCAACTCAGCAGACATTTCGCCGTCAAATGCATTGAGTAGTTCTTTACGGCTAGCTGCTGAAGAAACATCAGATACGAAGTTCTGGACCGCTATAGGATCTGCCAATGCAGCGCCACCAACACCGAGCTTTTCGAACATCTCTTGGATTGTCTTATCGACAGTTGCCTGATCGGCATCTGGGCCGCAAATGCTGTCACGGATAATGTTCCCAAACTCTGCGCTTGAACCATCAGTAATGGCGGCCGCGGCAAGCTTTCCAGCAGTCTCAATGGCTGCGCAAATTGCATCACCAAGAAGCTGGCACACCTTTTTGATAAGCCTTGTTATTGTCTGTATTAGAACTTGCTGGATTACCAACTTGGCTGCCTCGTAAATAAAAGCAGTCCAATCTTTATACTTAGGAACCCAGCCTGCGGGATATTCTGTTTTTGGAATTTTAACGTCGTCTTTTGTCTTAAACTGTGGAAGGTCCGGGCGTAGGTTGGACATCTTTTCCATAAACGTCGGTGTCATCAGGGGCGGCAACGGGCAGTCTAACTCTAATAGCGTATGTGTAATAACCTGGGCGCCTGGAAACTTTCCAATTGGTTCGAGTAGTTCGAGCAGATCATCCTGATATTCCTGTATCATTTGGCTAGCCCATAGCTCCATAATACCGGGGACCGAAGAATAGGTCTGCGAAGCAGTATCAAGTCTCACTGCCAAGGTTCTGCGGTTTGGTTCTAATGCATTTCCAGAGATTGTTGTCGGAACAATAGGCGCATTTGTAGCCGGATCTTCGGTGACGTGGGCATTTTGAAGCGCAACCATGCTCGGATCCAGCCATGGCGATGGGACGCCATTAGGCATGTCTTGAATTACGTCAGACAAGTATTGACTATTGCTATTTTCTTCGAGCAGTTCTCCGCTTTCCCATCGAGCATTAAGCTTGTCTTGTATAGCTTGCTGTCTTTCCGGCGGCAAGCCACCGAATAGCTCTCCAAAATTTTCTAGTGTCATTGACTCAAGCGCAGACTGCAATGACGTCGCAAGGAATTCCTCGAATGTCACACTTCCCATAAGACAAGTAACGCCTTCTAGCAAGAAGCTCTTGAGACCAGCCAATTTAGCCTGATCAAAAGCGCCTGACCACATATCATCCAACATCTTCTTGTCGGTTCCCGGCACCACTGTTCCCATCTTAGCACAGATGTTAATAAATGGCTGGGAGCTACTCTCCAGTTCCTTAAAGGCTTGCTCTGTAGAATACGCCAGTATGTTCTTTTTCGCCATCTCTCCCGACGCACTCTCTGTCGGGGTGTACAAAAGACCAAGCTCCCTCATCTGCTCCACGGGGGCACCAATACGATCTTCGGCCGATGAAGACATACAAACGTTCTTTACATATGCATAGGCCGCGGCTTTTCCGATGCTCATGGTATCATTTAAAATATCGACGCCTAGTTGTTTGGCTTCTCGTTCTAGAGCGCCAGCAATACAACCGCCCTCTGATGGGCCGGCATCGGCGTAAGGCCAGTCAAATGTTTCTTTTACAGGCGGATATGTATAGGTAGTAAGGAACTCTATCCAAGCAGGTGTTTCGCGGGACTTGATCGCTCTGTCCATCTCGTTCAGTTGAGCAAAGTAAGCCATCGCAGTTGGATCTTTATAGATCTCTTTTCGGGTCAATGCTTGAAGCTTCCTTCCTGTCCACTCAGCCTCTCCGCAGCCCGCAGTTACTTTTAGCTTCTCAAGAAAATACTCATTGTTATAGAATAGCTCTACGCGTCCTACTATGTTCTTGTTGCTAAACCAGTCGGCTATTTCAAAACCGGTAAAAATATTGAACCCTCTATTGTTCAAAAAGTCATCGAGCGACGTAAGGGCTGACATCATATAGTCTTCGCCAAATACCCCGGTTCCATATCTATCGAGTTGTTCATTAGTATAGAGGGTTTCGACACCATCGGGGTGCTGGAAGGTCAATGAGCCTTTGTCGATTAGGCGGCGGCCATAATAGAAGCCAGCGTATAGCTTCATTGTCTTTTGAAATGTTCTTAACTTATGGTAGATCTCGTTTGCATCGTAAACTACTGTAACGCCGTTTGCATTAGAATCGTCTTCGCCGTCAGCGTCCCCTTCTTGCTCTTCTAGTCCTGCGAAGTCCTCATAGGCAATAGAGTATAGCAACTTTAGGCGGGAGAACTTGCGAGAATCCAAGGAGGATTTTTCAGCCTTCATTGCTGGAATGATCAGATCTATTGTGCTATCGTCTGTCTTCTTGTTGTACGCTACGAGCAATCCCAGAGCAGCGTCTGTCACATATTTAGTGTAAATGGTCTTTAGATGTTCTTCCGCCTCTGTATCTGATACCACAGTCGCGCCTTCCGGCAACAACGACGTCTCAGGAGTCGTGACTGTAATATAATACCTGCATTCTTTTTGATTGAGCCACGGTTCATCGATTGTTTGTGACTTCCAATTGGGGGCGATATATTTAGGATCTGGCTTACAATCGGGGCAATCAAGGGGTGCTGGGACGAATTCAACGTCAGGACAACTATCAATAAGTAAGTTGCCGTCTTTATCTTGAAATTTTAGAAATTTTGAATCTTCTTCAGCCATGAGAAATTCCTATGTAGCAAAAACGGTCTTGCTGGCAATGTACTTGTTGCCGCTAACCTTTAAATAGTCTGTCGGGAAAGTTGAGTTTAATTGAGTCCTTATGTGATGTAGGGCGTTAAACACTGACGTCAATAGTTGCTGATTAATAGTTGTACCAGTGGCAGAGTGGAAACTGTGGAAGGGAAAGACGTTAACCTGCACAGCAGTATTGAATACGATCTGAAGATAGCAGAAGTTAATCATAGCTCCCAAAAAGTCATTCATCAAGTCGGTGAGATCCTCCAAGCAGTCAACAATGTTCTCGCCCCTGCCGACTCCTTGGATATATTTCTGCCCATTGTTTGATTCGTTTTCCGATGTAATGTTGCCTGCAATAAGCTCGATGAACGGTGCCGGCATGAGATCGCCGCCTTTGGAGTTTGTCTCACCATTGCCGTTACCTGCATTTTCAAACTCGAATGAAGCGCCGGTGATTATCTTGACACCTTCACGCCCAACGATTCTAACTGCGTCAGCCTTCATGCCAATCGCAGAACGCCCTGTTATATTTCCAGTGCGGCCATTCGCAATGCCAAAGTTGGTATCTATGTCGGTCATCTGGCTAATATAAATGCGGGCAGCGTCGGCGGCAAATGAAGGATTGACAAACGTTCCGTTGTCTGGGCCTTTGCCTGAACGGGCGGCGGCCATTCTTCCCACGACGATATCAATCGTGTTTGCCTTTTGGGCGCCGTAAGCTCCATAACCGGGTCCTGAGATCTGGGAAGGGCGATCGGTACCAATGACGATGTTTGCGTCAACTGTTGCGTCTCCTAACAACTGCTCATTTTGTGCTCGAAGATAGTTGTATGTAGGTTCATATACGCGGGTGTTAAAAATCCCCATCGCATCACTAACGATGCTCGAAGCCTTAAAGGCACCATACTGTTGTTTTTGATCTTCTGTTAGTTGATCAATATCAAATATTTTAATAGTTGCCATTTTATTATCACTTATGATTTGTCATTAATAAATACGTGCGAGCAGGGCCTTGATCTGTGAGTCGGTAATTTCCCAGTGCCATACTTCTACATTTGTACCGCATTTATCGCGCGGGTCTGTCGGGCAACCGTTGCAGCGTGAAGCGGCATTTGTACTTGTATCCCGCTTCTGTCGAGCCCAGCACGGGTGAATTATTTGATATGTTTTGGAATTCTCAAAAAGCCATTGATACCTGTCATTGCCAAATTGCACTATATTACTGGAGATATCCAATGCTACGCCGAGTCCGTGGTTTGATCTTCCGGGTTTGGCTGCTTTTTCTCCGTGCCTTTGTCGAGCGTCGAGTTGTTTTTCAAAAGTACGGTAGCCGCCGCCGGGTTGGGCGGGGAATTTCTCCCCTTTAAATTGTTTATGATAGGCTTCTGCTAGAGCATCCCATGCCGGGAGTGTGTCCTTTAGCATCGTAGCGGCATGAGCGCTATAATCTGTATTTAGTGTTCCAAGTAAATCCGGGTGAAGGTGAAGCCTGCCGTTTTCAACGATCGTGTTGTTAAGACCAGCCGCGTTGCCAAGATAGCGATATTGGCGAGGACTAAAATCGTTGGGACCGAGCAAGGAGCCGGCGCCATCTTCAAAAAGGTCTCCTAGTTCCCCAGCAGAACACGCGGAGACTGCGTTTAGGCTTCTATTGGCATTTTTGACAGTCAATTTAGTAAAAGTTGCGCGGGCAACATTATAAGAATAATCTCCAGGCTGTAGCTGGACAATGACTTCATCGCCTGGGTTGGGTATTTGACCTTCAGCAGGACCTGCGAACTCTGTGTGTAGCGCAATAATTTTAATCGCCTGGGCGGCATTGACCGCTGTACTAAGTTTACACGGGTCGGGGAGAAACCTGTGCGGTGAAGGAGGCCCTTTGATCA